GAGGTGGTGTTATATGGATGGTTGGAACAGATAGCTTATTTGAAAATAAGAAATATAGAATACAACTAATAAGAAAAGGTCGAGAATGGGTAGATAACCTGTTGAAATCTTACAAAGTCTTATATAATTTTGTATATGCAGAGAATCATTCTGCTATCAAATGGTTAAAAGCTCTTGGATTTACCTTTATCAAATATCATAAAGAATATGGTATGCAGGGCAAACCATTCTACGAATTTCTGAGGATCGCATAGATGTGTGTATTTGCTGCTGCTGGACCAGGTATTTTAGGTTTAGGTGGTGCTGCCAGTAATTTGTTTCTTGGATCTTTAGGTCTTACTGCTGCTACTGGTCTTGTTGGCCGAGCAGAGGCACAATCAAAAGCAGAAGGTGTGTATAACACATCACTAATAGCAAGCAGGTCAGCAGAGCAGGCTTTTGCAGCACAACAGGAAGCGTTGGCAGCACAGTTAAAAGAATCAAGGGCATCAAAGGCACAGGAGAAACAAGCAGCAACTATCAGAGGGTTACAGGCAAGAGGAGCTGTAAAGGCATCAGGTAGAGCAGGTCTTACTGTTGATCTGTTATTACAGGATCAGGAACGACAGACAGCAAACTTTAGAGAATCTATAAACCAGGCACTTGAATCAGCAAGCAGACAATATACAAGAAATGTAGAGGGTCTTGTAGCACAGAGAGATAATAGACGTAATCAACTGACAAGTAATATAAATCAGGCATATAACCAGATACCTACACTGGGATCAGTTCTTCTTAATACTGCTGTATCAGGTCTTAGCTCATACGCTTCTCTTACAGGTGGTCTTGGTGGTGCAGGGGGTTCAACAGGAGGAACACAAGCATTAGGTTTAGGCACAGCAACCACTCCTGGTAGGTCTGTTTATTTCGGTTAATTATGACTAACAGTTATCAAAGCACAGCTTTTCAATCCTCTGCAAGACCTGTAGATACTTTTGTAGC